CGGCCGCCATCCCGAAGCCCGGCAACTGGGTCGGCTTATGTCCGATTGCCTGACAAACATAACATTGGCGGATGGCAATCTTCATGCGGATGAAATCGAATGGTCGACGCTGGCGGGCGAGGCTTTGCACCAGATGGCAGGTCGATGAAGAGTGACTGGTCGGGGATCTAATCGGACTACAATCGTGGGATGGTCTTCGTCGAATATTATACGCGCCGTCTGGATAATAGGGACATTCTTCGCCTTGTCGGGGGCAACCCTCAATTCGGCCAGCGCTTCAAATGAGAACGTTGGGGCCAAAGCACAAGGGGTGACCGATGCGCTCCAAGCGGCCGCTACGGTTGCATCGGCGATTCGGGAGACGATCCAGCCTGTCGAATCTGATGAGGGGTGTGATCATGGCCAGGATCGCCGCAATTCCGACCTGTGCGCCCAATGGAAGGCCGCTGACGCAGCTCGCGATGCCGCCGATTATGCTTGGTGGGCGTTGTTGATAGGCACGATCGGTACCGGAGCTGTGGCATTGACACTCTATTACACCCGGAAGGCCGTCTTAGCGGCCGAACTAGCAACTTCGGACGCAGAAAGGGCGCTTGCGGTTGCTGCTCAAAACGCCGCCGCCGCTACGAAATTAGCTGCGGCCGCCGAAGCGACAGCCGAGCGCCAGCTGAGAGCCTATTTGTCGGTTCAAGCCATAACGCTTGATGAAGATGAATGGGACCAACACCGCCGACTGATAACAATCGACATGAAGAATGCTGGGCAAACACCTGCTGATCTAACAAGCGTCCATTTGATGGTCACATGGGGCTATAATGAAGGTAGCAGCGAGTTAATCCAGCATACGAGCAAACACAGCATTCGATGTCACCGAGGAACGCCAATTCAGATGCCTTTTGGCTTTAGCACAGACGTTGGCGAACTGGAAAATCCCGGCATGCTGACAGTGGTGGGGCGCGTCGAATATCTAGATGTGTTCGGTAAGCCACGGAAAGAACCGTTCAGCTTTCGGTCACCCTCGGGAGCAGATGGCCTTGTTGCGCTCCATGAACACGAATTGCCGATGCGCCTCTCGGCATTCTCGGCGCAAACAATCCTTGATTTCGTTGAGCGCACGAGCGGTGGTGACTTTGATGCTGCCGCAGAAATAAACACCTTAGTCAAAATCTAGCGCTGAGCGCGGCATGTTATATGTTCGCTCCAATTAGTATCCGGTTGCGCTCCGATTCGATGGTCAACCCCGCCGGCAGCGGATCATTGTAATGAAAAATGGTGTCGGGAACTTCATATCCCAAGAGTTGCAGGTGGAGAATAATTTCGCACCCGAAGTTCCACGCTTCATGGTCCCCTTGAGGCGTGGCAATTACAATCGCGCGCTCGCGTGACAGGCTCCGCTCCAACGCCGCCTCTGTCTCCTCATTGATGTGCCTGTCTGGAAGCTTCGATACATAGTTGAGGGTCCCGAGATTAACGCCCGGAGATGCAGGCCCATGAGTGGTGATGTTACCGAACAGTTGCTGATAATCTTCTCCCGCAGCAGGCACTTTGTCAGGTGACCGAGCCCAGCCTAAAATCCTTAGCACAGCGGCCAAGAGCAATAGCGCCCCCGCAACCCAAAGCATTGAGTGAGCCACCCATGGTTCTACGTTGGGAAAGGCTATAGGCAAGGCCCACCCTATAATAGCTAAGCCAAGCGCGCAGCAGATTGAGATGATAGCTGGCTGCGCAATTCCCGAATCTTGCATGAGCAAACCATAGCATCGCGCCCCACAGGTCTGAAGGGGACGAATAATGAAGACGACTTCTTCTCAGCAGGACACTCATCCGGCCTCAGGCAACGAAAACAATGGTAATGGCAACCAACGAAGCGGGAATGGGTTATCCCGCGTCAAGCGCTCTCCAGCGTAATCTTCTGCTTCAGCCCCGCGCTGCCTTTTGTGGTTACGACCGATTTCAGCAGCCACCTGACTCCGTCGATCCTCGCGTTCCATCCGGATAGCGTGACGGGCAGGTTGGGCTGCAATCGGGTGTCCGCGACGGCGAGATCGTATTCAAACTCCAAGGCGCCGCGCTTTCGCTTCGATGCCTCGGCCTTGGTTGCCTGCTCGGCGTCAGCTTTGCTGGCGTAGACCCGTTTCAGCCGCTTGGTCTTGCTCCCGCCAGTAGACACCTTTTGCTTCTTCCCCGTGCCCTGATCGTGCCAGGTCGCCTCGGCACCATCGTATTCGTCACGCTGGGCGCGGGTGAAGCGCCACGTCCAGCCATCGCGCTTGGTAAGGGTGATAGCCCCCAGCTGGCGGCCGCTAGCAGTCGTGGCACTGCCCACGGCCATAAAGATCAGGTTGCGGTCTTTCCACGTTGCGACCGCATCGTACCGGCTCCCCAGATCTTTGACGAAAGCCATGTCGCTTTTGCCGTTCTGCTCGATGGCAACGATTGCCCGGCCCGCCAGATCGGGATGGACCTGCGCAGTGATTCCATTGCGCCCGGCAATCTGACCGAGCAGCGTACCCAGCGTTGTCGCCTTCCACGCCTGTGTGCGGCGCTTGCGGTAGTCTCCGTTGAGCGCCGCAGACCGGGCGGTAATCTGGATCTGATCCGGCGGGCCGCTGGCTTCCACCTCGTCAACGGTGAAGCGGCCCTTCTCCACCAGGCCAATGGGCACGTCCTCGCCAGAGATCCAGCCCAGTGCGAGCGCCAGCACCCTGCCCGGTTCAGGCGTTTCGAGCAGGCCATCCGCGTTCTGCAGCGTGATCGACAGCTCGTCTGCCTCTCCGCCCCGGTTTTCCGTTAGGGTCAGTTCGAGAAAGCGCGGGTTGATCCGGTCGGCCAAGTCGACGCCGTCAAGCATCAGGCGCGCGGATGCGATGTTCGGGGCAGCCATCAGTCTACCCGGGTAAGCCGCAGCTGGAAATCGACCGCGCGCGGGATGCCGCCCGCCAGCACCATCACATGGGTAGTGTCGAGCTGGTCAATGCGGAAGTGCCCCAGCACTCGCCCGCTGCCGTCCACCAGCGGCCAGTTGCCCCCGGTGTCGGCCATCTCCACAAGGCGATCGAGCGCGCCATAGGTGCCGGCAATTTCGGGGACCAGCAGGCCTGCCAGGGTAATCGTATCATCACCGGGGCCTACGAACTGGGTTGCCGGCCGTGCCATGTGCCGATCACTTCCCTCGTGCCGCCACGACTGGCTGCGCTGGAAATCGGAATAGGGGACCGTGTGCATGCCAAACAGGAACATGCCCAGCGTCAGCAGCTGGGCGGGCGACATGAGAGGGGCAGAAGCCATCAGCGATCCTCGTAGCGGCCACGGCCGCGCTGTGCCTGCACACGCTCCAGCTTGCGCATGACGGCATCGGCCAATTCATCGACGCTCATCCCGGGGGAGCCGTGGACATGGATTTCGATGGAGCCGGCGCCAGCGGTGGCCCCGCCCCCGGCGCTGGCCGGCTTCGCCGCTGCCTGCATCGGCGTAAGGGACAGGGCACCGGCAGCGGCCACGCCGGAAGCCATGCGCCCGATCGCGCGCACGGGGCCGCCCCGCGTCTTGTCGATACCGCGTTCAAAACCGGTGGTCACATGTCCGGCCAGCGCCATGAACAGCCGTGAGGGCGACTTGATTCCGAGGTAGTTCTTGAAGGCAGTGACACCGTTCCGGGCTACAGTGAGCAGCTTCGACGCCAAGGCCATGGGATTGATGGCCATGAGCAAGCCATCCATCATCATGGCGCCAAGGTTCCTGAGCCAGTCGGGCAAGCCACCAATGGCGCCTTTTACCCACGCCACGCCCGATTTGAATGTCGCCGAAATCTTGTCCCAGTGCGTGTAAATCAGGTACGCCGCGCCAGCGAGCGCGAGGACAATAAGCGTGATGGCCAGCACCATGGGGTTTGCCATCATCATCAGGCCAGCTCTCACGACGCCCTTTGCAAGGATCATGGTCGCGGATCGGATCAACCCAAAGCCGCGCACTGCCAGCGCAGCCGCCCGGGTAGCGCCGCTCCCGAACAGCTTAAGGTGGCCGGCGAACTTGGATATCCCGTCGACTTTGCGAAAGTAGGGGATGAGCTTGGCGAATGGCCCGAGCAGGCCGCCAACCGCGAGCTGCGCTGCCCCAAGCCCGAGGCGGAACATGACCAGGCCGGTCAGGATCTTCACAATGCCCGAGGACAGCTCTGGGTTTTCAGCGCTCCAACCGCGCACTGCCCGGGCAATCTCGACCACTTTGGCTGAAGCCGCCGTGACGGTCGGCAACAGCGCCTGCCCCATTTCAATGTTCAGGGCCTTGAACGCATTCATCGCCAAGCCGGTCGCGCCCTCGGTCGTGGCGATAGCCGACAGATATTCCTTCTGCATCGATCCGGCGTAACGAGCTCGATCACCCACCAGCGCAAAGTTCGCCTGCAGCTTATCAAGATTGGTCAGCATCGGCGCGATGGCCGAAACGGATTCCGATCCGAACAGCTGGGTCAGAAGGCCTGCCTGCTGCGCCTTGGGCACCTTGGACAGGCGCTGCATCAGGTCGGTGATGGCGCCGCCGGCGTCCTTCTGCATGCGCTCGGCCAGATCGGTCGCATCCAGCCCCAACCCCTTTAGGGCCGCCGCCTGGCTCTTCGTTGCTGCTGAACCCTTCGTCATGGCGAGCATCATGTTCTTGATGCCGGTGGCCGCCACTTCCTCCTCGACGCCGACGCTGTTGAGCAGCTGCGCCATGGCCGCGACCTGATTTGCCGCCACGCCATTGACCTCGCCCAGAGCGCCGATGCGGGTAATGACGCCGGCAACCGCAGTCGCATGGCCGCCGAATGTGTTGGTGAGTGCGTTGACCTGATCGGAGAGCTGGACGACATCGTCCTGCCCCATGGTGAAGGCCGTGCGCCACTTGGCCATCATGGCGCCGGCTTCATCGCCGGTCATGTCAAAGGCCACGCCCATCTTCGCCGCGTCCTCGGCAAAGCGCAGCAGCTCTTTGCGCGGGATATTCGCCCGGCCGGCAGCGGCAACAATCGCCGCAATACCTTCCGCTGCCATCGGGATCCGCGTGCTCATGTCCAGAATGTCGGTGGACATCTGGGCAAAGGCTTTGGGCGTGGGAAACTCCACGACCTTGCGCACGTCGGCCATGGAACTTTCGAAGGTCATGGCTTGTTTTGTCGCGGCAATGAACGGCAGCGACATGGCCGCGCCGGCAATCAGGTTCTGCTGCCCCTTTGAAGTTAGGTCCTGCGCCCGGCTGAGCATCGCCTGCTTATCGGCATTGATCGCGAGGATCCGCTTCTGCCGCTCCATCTGCTGGTTGGTGCTGGCGATCTGCCGCTCAAGCGCGCGCTCGCTATTCACCAGCTCGGTAACGTTGCCCGCACCGCTCGACAGCTGGCGCCGAACCTTGGCCAGCTCACGCTCCAGCTTCTTGGATTCACCGGTCAGGCCCCTGATCGACTTGGAGCCCTTGGTGCCCAAACCGACGATGTTCCGCAGGGCGCCAGACATCTTGTCCACGCCAAGGAAGTTCACGATCAGGGAAAGCTTGTTGCTCACGATGCCTTTTCCTTCGGGCCGTGCATCCGGTTCCACATCGTCACGGCCCGCTCGCGCCAGTTGAGCAGCTCATCGATCGACATGGCGGCCAGCTCGTCATAGCCCCAGTGAAAGACCGCTGCGATTTCAGCGATCAGGTCTTCGGC